CGGTTGACACTCAATCATAAATCCTTTATAATATTCAAGTCTTCAGCATCCTTGTAACTTTGGGAATGAAGACCCTCTTCGGTGGTGTGAAGAGGTGAGTTGGTGGTATAATGAGGAGGGTGTTTATGCCCTCCTTTTTTCTATTATAAATTACTATAAAATCATAACAAATTATGAACTTTACCGTATATTCAAAAGAGGATTGCCCATATTGCTACAAGGTCAAACAAGTATTAGAATTGACAGGAAGTAACTTTGTAGTGTATAATCTTAACGAGCACTTTACCAGAGATGAGTTTTACGCAGAGTTTGGTGAAGGTGCCACTTTTCCACAAGTTATTTGTGATGATCAAAAATTAGGAGGATCCGTTGACACAATCAAATTCCTCAAAGAGCAACAAGTCATCAAATCTTGACCTAAATAAAACTGAGGACCACAGAAATCGTGGTGTTGAAGTTCTACTCTATGGAGGTAAAAGGAAGCAAACTCAACCATTTCACATCATTTTTGAGAAGATAGTTTGCTTTCTGAATCGGGAAGTCACTATCTATTTTGAATTTTCCTTTAAATCAAGGAAGAAAAAAGTAGTTTCCCGGAGAAAAAGAAATGTTAGCCGTTAGTTTAGTATTTGGTTCCTTTCTAACCGTATTGTTTCTTATAGTGGGACTTGTAACAGGTTGGGTTGCAAGAGAATATATGATGAACTATCGGGAAATTCCAAGACCTCATCCCGAAATGTTTGACAATCAAGGTAATCTCATACCAGACGAAGTAATTGCATTTAACTTTGAAAACTATCATGACTACGACGACACAGAAGAAGACGACGACTAAGCAAAAGACATCAAATACTGCAACGAAAACTGTAAAGACAACTGCAGTTGATAGTCTGCCTAATAATCCACTTGCTTTTGAAATTTTTGATCTTGCTTCTAGACAAAGATCAAAAGAAAAAAAAGTAGAAGTGCTTCAGAAATATAATCACGATTCAATTCGATCTCTTTTAATTTGGAACTTTGATGAATCAGTAGTTACAATGCTTCCAGAAGGTCCCGTTCCTTATTCTGGATATGATGATCAGACAACCTATAGTGGAACTCTTTCGACTAAGATCACGGAAGAGATTCGTGCCATGTATGAGACTGGTTCATTCTCTTTAGGTGTATCTGATACTCAAGGAAGAACGACAATTCGGAAGGAATATAAACATTTTTATCACTTTATTAAAGGTGGTAATGATAGTATGTCTTCTATTCGTCGTGAAACAATGTTTATTAATCTTCTTCAGGGACTTCATCCTCTTGAAGCAGAAATTATTTGTCTTGTAAAGGATAAAAAACTTGAAGAAAAATATAAAATTACAAAGGAAGTTGTTTCAGAAGCTTTTCCTCAAATTGTCTGGGGAGGACGTTCGTGAGTCAAGTTGTTGAAAAGATACAAAATACGGAAAGGCACATGGAACATTGGACATCAGCAGAAAAAGAAACCTGTAAGTCACGATATGGTTGTGACATTTTGATTGAAAATGGTTCGTATGCTGATGTCTGTACCAAAGAAGCACCGAATGATGCTTATATCATTAAGTATTTTGTAGAAGATAAAATTTGTTTTGATTTGACCAGAGGTACGAGAACTCGTTTGTTTGATATGTACTGGGATAAGTTTCGTGAAAACTTGAAGAGCATTGGGTTTGGATATGGCAGACACAATCCAAAGACCTGGGGTTATCAGGCACCCAAAACCAAAAAGCGGAAATGATTTCCCAGATCGGGGGAAAAAATCCCGGCAATTTTTTTGCTCATTAAGATTTTATAAAACTGTATCATTCGATACAAACAAAATTTGATAAATAACCCGAAAGAGAGTATAATACTCTCATCGTTCATCTGGAAACAGACGGAAGTAAGCCGACTCGGAACGAAGTCGTTCATCTATGGAAACACTCTTATTAACTTGTTTACAAGCACAGTTAATCGTTGGGAGAATTCATAAACAATATATTTCTCCTGAGCAAAAAAATGATTTGATTTGGGAGGTTAAACAAATCTCTCCTAAAGAGTGTAAAATAGACGCAAAAGTTGAGCCGAAGGAACGCACCAATACCCTAAACAAGTAAAGGAGCAAACCAATGGCACTCATTCTAATTAAGCAAAAAATGTTGAAAGAACAACGTCTTCGTGAAGCACAACTTTATATGGCATCACGTCTTGCCTAATATTAAAGGAGGGTTGATCCCCTCCTTTTTTTATGTTATGATATGTTCAGTGAAAAGTATTCTATGGACAAAGACAAACTGAAACTTATCGTCCGTAATCTTGAACTCTTGGTTGATTCTTTAAAGGCAGAAGTCTATTCTGATACTTCTGCGTATTCGTACATAGAACCAGAAGTTAGAAAAAGACCAATGTTAGATTACGATGAAATTTTTGAGGATTCTGATTTAGATGACTAATAGAGCACGAGAACTTGTAAAGTTGCTTGAAAGAATGACGAAACAAGAACATTTATATTCGGCAGAGCAATTGATAGAAATGAAAAGACAACTGCGAGTTGTAAAAGAAGAACTTGCAGAATTAGAAGCAAAAACATCAAAAGGATTTGGAAAGAAATGACTGTACGACTGATTAGTGTAACTCCAGATGCAGAAAAAACAATGGCATATATTGCTAGAGTTAGCAATCCTGCGAATCAAGACAACGAAAACTATGCCAAGTTGCTTGCTTATTGCATTAAGCATAATCATTGGTCTGTGTTTGAGCAGTCTTCTATGACTCTTGAGATTGAGACCAATCGTGGTATCGCAGCTCAGATTCTGAGGCACCGTTCTTTCACATATCAAGAATTTTCACAACGATATGCAGATTCTTCTCTGTTAGGTGAAATTCCAGTTCCAGAGTTGCGCCGCCAGGATACTAAGAATCGTCAGAATTCTACTGATGATCTTGCTGATGATATGAAGAGGGATCTTTGGTTGAAGATTAACGATCATTTTCAGGGGTCTATGGAACTCTACAAGGAACTCCTTGATAAGGGGGTAGCAAAAGAGTGTGCCCGCTTTGTACTGCCTTTGGCGACCCCTACACGTATCTATATGACTGGTTCTTGTCGTTCTTGGATTCACTACATCAATCTTCGTTCTGCAAATGGAACTCAAAAAGAGCATATGGATATTGCTATTGCGTGTAAAAATGTGTTTATTGAGCAATTTCCATCTGTTTCAGAAGCACTAGAATGGACTAAATTTGAAGGTTGGATCTACTAATAAATAAATTATCTTGAATTTATAACAATGGCAACATATCCTGTGGTGAATACAAAAACTGGTGAACAAAAAGAAGTGGAAATGAGCATCCACGACTGGGACCAGTGGAAAAATGATAATCCAGAATGGATCCGTGATTGGTCTGATCCATCTACTTGCCCTTCTCCTGCAGAAGTGGGTGAGTGGAGGGATAAACTCGTCAATAAGCATCCTGGATGGAACGAAGTTCTCTCCAAGGCAAGTAAGGCACCAAAATCACAAGTAAAAAAAATCTAGTATGGCAAGAAGAAAAAGAGCAGAGCAACCAATAGGGGTTGGTCTTACTACTCGTCAAATGAAGCGCAGAAAACCATTAAGTTCTGAGTATTTGATTGATATTGATCCTCTCACAGAGAATCAGAAAAAACTTTTCGATTCTTATGATGAAGGGAAACATCTGGTTGCATATGGTTGTGCAGGAACAGGTAAAACATTCATCACACTTTACAATGCTCTGAGAGATGTTCTTGATGAAAGAACTCCTTATGAAAGGATCTATTTGGTTCGTTCATTAGTCGCAACCAGAGAGATTGGTTTTCTTCCTGGTTCTCATGAAGACAAAGCAGACATTTACCAGATTCCTTATAAGAATATGGTAAAGTATATGTTCCAACTCTCAAGTGATGCTGAGTTTGAGATGCTTTATGGAAATCTAAAGTCACAAGAAACCATTAAGTTCTGGTCCACTTCTTTCCTTCGTGGAACAACTCTTGATAATGCAATCGTAATTGTAGATGAATTTCAAAACCTCAATTTCCATGAATTAGATTCTATTATCACTCGTGTTGGTGAAAATACTAAGATTTGTTTCTGTGGTGATGCTTCTCAATCAGACTTGCAGAAAACAAATGAACGTAATGGCATTGTAGATTTTATGTCGGTATTGCGTAAAATGCCATCATTTGATATAATTGAGTTTGGTGTAGAAGACATTGTTCGTTCTGGACTTGTTAAGGAGTATATCATTGCAAAAATGGAGGCAGGTTTTTGATATTCAATCATGTTGACTTGAATTTACCCCAACTTGAAAGAGAAACGATTGATGGGGTAAGATATTATAAAGTTCCAGATAATGAAGAACTAATCAAACTTGTTTCCATTACTTCCGTTACTAGTCATAAAAATCGTCAGTTCTTTGCGAACTGGCGTAAAAAGGTTGGTGAAGAAGAAGCAGATAAAATCACTAAAGCAGCAACCAGTCGTGGAACTGACATGCATACTTTAGTTGAATATCATCTAAAGAATGAAAAACTTCCAGAAGTCCAACCTCTGTCAGATTTCTTATTTAAGATTTCTAAGTCAACTCTCAATCGTATAAATAATATTCATGCTCTTGAAGGTTCTCTTTATAGCAAACAATTAGGAGTTGCGGGAACCGTAGATTGTATTGCCGAGTTTGATGGTGAACTATCAATAATCGACTTTAAAACTTCTAAAAAACCAAAACCACGAGAGTGGATCGAACATTATTTTGTTCAGTGTATGGCATATGGTTGTATGCTTTACGAACTGACTGGTATTTCAGTCAAAAAACTTGTAATCATCATGGCATGTGAAAATGGAGAATGCGTCGTTTATGAAGAAAGAGACAAATCAAAATACATCAAACTCCTTTCCCAATACATTAGAGAGTTTGTTAGAGATAAACTGGAATCATATGGAACCAAATAAGGAACTAGAACAGGTAATAGAAAGTAAGTTTTTAACTCCATCTAAATTTGCTTTAGAAATAGAGAGTATTGTCGCAACAGAAAATATGAATTATATTGATGCGATTGTTCACTATTGCGAAATCAATAGTCTTGAGGTAGAATCGGTTACGAAACTGATTTCAAAACCACTCAAAGAAAGATTAAAGTGGGACGCAACTCGTCTCAATTTTATGAAAAAAACTTCTAGAGCAAAACTTCCGTTATGAGTCCTTTTGAGACATATCAAACTTATCTTTCGATGAAAAGTCATTTTACGAACAGTAAATATGACTTTTTTAAGTATGGAGGTAAATCCAGAGCAACGGTCACTTCATTCAATAAACGTAAAGACAAATATTTTTTTGAACGCACTTCAAGAAAATATTCAGATAAAGAAATAGTAGATTTTTTACTGTCAAACTTTGTATCCACAGACAACCCACAGAACTTATGGATTGGAGAAATTATCAATTCTGGAGAAAGAACATACGCAGATTGGATGCGGAGGCAACAGAGTTTGACATACTTGTTCAAAGAACAATCAACGGAATTGTTCTCAGAGAACGAATTAGAAACTGTGTTCAACTGTTCCAAAGGTCACCCGATAGTCCTCAAAAGGTTTCTAAGCGGGAAATTATCGCCAGAAACATTCGTAATTTACGACAAAATATTTTCAATCGTAAAAGATTTTGATAAGAAACTTTTGGACCCAGTGTGGGAAACCGTCAGTTTGAAAATCAAGAAGTACAATCCATTTCTAAATATTGATGTGTTCTCTTATAAGAAAATTTTACGGGAAATTATAGATGAGTAACTTTTTTGACTCCGATATTATTCAAGACGAACTGAAAGAGATCAATAAGATACAAGAGGAGATTTACGGAAGTATTCTCACTTTTGGTATGATGACTCGTGAAGACAAACTGGAACACATTGAAAAACTACAAATGCTTCTTGAAAAGCAACGTGTAATGTATACACGTTTGTCTCTTTCTGACGACCCAGAAGCGGTTGAAATGAAAGAGAATCTTCGTAAGTCAGTGGCATTGATGGGATTCCCACCAGAAACTGACATGAACATTCTGTTCAAGAGCATGGATAAGACAATCGAATCTCTCAAGAAATACGTTGACCGTTGAGAGCATTTTTGCTATAATATCCGAGTAATCCCCCGAATCCAATTTATCCGAGGTAATCCAAATGGCATTTGCCGATCTTAAAAAACAATCCAAACTTGGTTCTCTCACCGCAAAACTGGTGAAAGAAGTCGAAAAAATGAATACAAGTGGTAGTTCTTCAGACGAACGTTTCTGGAAACTTGAGTGCGATAAAGCAAATAACGGTTATGCCGTCATTCGTTTCCTTCCTGCTCCCGATGGTGAAGATCTGCCTTTTGTGAAGGTTTATAGTCACGCATTTCAAGGTCCTGGTGGTTGGTTGATTGACCAGTGCCTGACCACCGTGAATCAGAAGTGTCCTGTGTGTGAGCACAACTCTGGTCTGTGGAACAATGGCACTGATGCTGGTAAAGAAGTCGCACGTAAGCAAAAGCGTAAACTGACTTATGTTTCTAACATCTATGTGGTGAAGGATCCTGCTAATCCTGAGAACGAAGGTAAAGTCTTCCTGTTCAAGTACGGTAAAAAAATCTTTGATAAACTGACTGCTGCAATGCAACCAGAATTTGAAGATGAGCAAGCAATCGATCCGTTTGATTTCTGGCAGGGTGCCAACTTTAAACTGAAGGCAAAGAACGTTGCTGGTTATCGTAACTATGATTCCAGTGAATTTGCCGCACAAGGTGCTCTGCTGGATGATGATGATGCACTTGAAGCAGTGTGGAAGAAGCAGTATTCTCTTACTGAGTTTGTTGCTCCTGATCAGTTCAAGACTTATGAAGAACTGAAGGCACGTCTTGATTCTGTTCTTGGTGCTAAGTCTTCTGTTTGTCTTGACGCAGAAGAAGGTGAAGAAGAAGAGTACACTCGTGGTTCTACCCGTGAACTGACTGAGGATCTTCGTACCGAACTCAACAATCTGCAACCGACCCGTCGTGCTGCTGCGGTTGAAGAAGATGAGGATGATGATGCTCTGTCCTACTTTGCCCGTCTGGCAGAAGAGTGAAGTCAGACTACACTATTGAACGTGTAAGTAAGTCCGAAGCCGCAGAGTTACTTCTGCCAGACGGGCA